AATGGCTCAAATGGCAGCGAATTACGGGCTTAATGCCGGTGATTTTGCTGATGAGGCGGCTTTGGCTCGCACGATTGGAACTTTTAATGCTTACGGGCAGCAATGGACCCAGTCGTGGCAGAACCAGTTTCCTCAAGGAGGGGGAGGCGAACCTGTTCCCATTGGGTATCAGTTCGATTTTAAAGAGGATTACTTTGACGACGATGTAATTGAGTCTCTTAATAACGGGCTTAATTCAGTCGCCGGCAATGTGCAGAGGCAGATAGATGCTCTTTCGTCCTATGTACAGCAGCACCAGCAGACCTTCCAGGGTCAGAATGATGCTGACTTCGCAGAGAACGAGATAGTTGAATTTGACTCTGCTGTGTCTTCTTTAAGTCGAAAGGGAACCTTTGGAAACGGTGGTTATCGGGATCATGAACAGGGTACGAAGTTTGCTGAGAATCGGGAGCGTCTTTACGACGAGGCCGTGCAAATGGCAGATGGATACCGAATTAAGGGTCTCCCTGTTCCTGGTGTTACTGAATTGGTTAGGCGGGCTGACAAGCTTGCTTTTGAAAAAGACCATGACAATTTAAACCGTCGAAAGACGAACAATCGCTTACGAAGGCAGTCCAATCGAAGGATTGGCGGCTCTAGTAGTGAGAAGTCGTCTAATGTGTCTACTGCTGACCCTACTGACGACCCAATCCTCAAGGAGGCTTGGGATGGTTACATGAGGGATAACGGTGACACATAGGCGTTTTTATAGGAGGTACTAATCGTGCCGTTACTTCCAGATCAATTAGACGACTTTATCAATCTGACACTTGATAATTTCAAGCGTAAGCGATGGGTTGATATTTCGCTGGACAACCAGCATCACGTCTTTGCATCCAAGTTCTTCTCAAAGAAGGGCAAGGACCCTGAAAAGGGTGGTGTGCAGCTAAACTGGAAACTCCAGACAGCTAACACTGGAACTGCAAAGCACAGCGAGCTTTATTCTGTTGATGCTACTGGAGTGAAGGACCTCACAACTGAGGGGAAACAGCAATGGTCTAAGCAGACCGTGAACTTCTCCTACGACATTGATGAGGACATCTTCCAAAGCGATCGTGAGACGATCATTCGTGAAGTCGAAGTGCGTGAGCATTCGATGTACAATGATTTTTTCGAGCTTATGGAAACGAGTTTGTGGGGAGCACCCACAAGTAGTACGCAGTCTCCTCGACCACCGAGTGGGATTCCGTTCTGGATTCAGAAGTCGACCACTACACCTGGCGGAGGATTTACTGGTGGAAACCCCAGTGGATTTTCTGGCGGTGCTGCTGGCATCGACTCTACTGCTATTGCCAATTGGAAGAACTGGTCTTTCAATTATACTTCGGTCAGTCGAGATGACCTGGTATCCAAGGCCAGAAAGGCCATTGAGTTTTGTTACTTCCTGGCCCCTCGCCAGTATTCAGAACTTGGTGGTGGCCAGGCAGACAGTGACTGGGGATTCTTCACGACTTACAACGTCCTGGAGAGTCTTGAGAAGCTTTTGGAAGGTCGGAACGACAATCTCGGTGTCGATCTGGCTAAGTATGCTGGCAGTGTTGTTCTTAAGGGCAATCCAGTCTCTTGGGTTCCCTATCTCCAGAACAATGACTCCAGTGATCCCATCTACGGCGTAAACTGGAGAGTGTTCCAGTATTTCTTCCGTAAGGGTAAGCACATGCTCCGTCACTCACCGCAGAAGGCTGCACGTCAGCACACTGTCCGGGAAGTCCACATGGACAACTGGGGCAATTTCGTGTGTTACAACCGTCGTCGCCTCTTCGTTGGCTACGTTGCATAACCTCTTTTCATAGGAGTACCCAAGATGGGTGATCTATTTACAAAACCGCAAGCCAAGTCTGGTTCAATCCGGCGCGGCTTATCACCAACTCTCTTTCACCAGGCCCCCATAGTTCAGATTATGAGTGGAGACCTGGGTGAAGGGTTTGGGTTTATTGATGACTTTCTGGTTTTCGATGACGCAAGTTATCGTTGGCTTTTAACTCAGGACGGTAGCGCAGGCACAGCCGCATTGGACACTGCTGCCAAAGGCGGTGTGCTGCTTATCGACTCAGCAAGTAGTTCTGCTGGCTTAGGCCCAGACCTGCAAATGGGTGGTGCCGCTGCGGCCTGTAGTTACATTCCTAGCGCAGCCTCGTCGATCTACTTCGAGACTCGCTTTAAGGTGGCTGATATTGGCTCAACAACCGTCCAGGCGTTTGTTGGTTTGTCGGCCATTACTGCTCCGCTGATCGACTCTAATGCCAATGCTTCGGCAAACCATATTGGGTTTGAGACGTTCGACAGCCTGACTCTTACGTTTGCTACCGAAAAGGCTACTAATCGCACTGCTGACACAAGTGCGGGAACTATTGCTGAAGGTACATATGTTAAAGTTGGGTTTGTGGTAGATGGGTTAAGCTCCGTTACTCCTTATGTGAATGGCGTTGCTCGACCCAAAATAACCACAAATATCCCGATTGTGGATTTGACGCCGAGTTTGTGCGTTCGATCTGCCGGAACGACTGACCCGATCCTCCATGTAGATTGGGTTGCCTGCTTCCAGGCTGAGCAGATCAGCAACTAGTAACCAGGGGAGGGGGAGTAGTGGTGGGGTTTTTTGCCTTCCTTTCGACCTTACTGCTCTCCCCTTCCATTTTTTTGAAAGGGAAGAGATGCAAGAAATGCAACAGTTAAAAGAAGACCTTCGCATAGTTTTAGGGACGGAGATACCAGATGATCTCGAAAAGATCCTGGACGGTGTTGTCCGGCTTTATCACAAGCGAACAAACGGAGCAATCGGATTTGACACAGTGTGCCTTCTTGCCACGTTGTTTTATTCCGGTTTATTGGTAACGCCGAAGTTACTGGAACCATCGGGCAGCGGTAAATGAGCTTCCTCAAGAATCAGGCTGTTACGGGGTTTACATTTGCCCTGGTGAATAAATCTAGTGGTGCTGCACTTACTGGTGCTAGTAGCATAGGTAAGTTCTATACGCTTGATGGCGGCACCCAGGCATCTCTTTCTGGTACGATTGCTGAAGAGGGGAACGGCCAATACAGCCTGAACCTGACTGCAGCAGAGATGAATGGCGGGGTTGTGGGTCTTTTGTTTACCCATGCCAGTGCCATACCAGTTCAATTTACGATCAAGACTACAGGCGGCTCGACTGTTTCTTCCAGTGAGTCTTCTCTTTCCTTAAGCCTGACTGGTATTAGGAAGGAGGTCGGTTGGTTGTGGTTGGGGGACAGGACAAGTGCAAACTGGAGTTCGGACGAGACCGATCAAATAGACGAGATGATTCATGCTGGCCTTCGCCAGTTTTATCACCCCCCTCCCCTGCCAGGACAAGGCTTGGCCCATCAGTGGTCTTTCCTGGAACCGACTACGACTCTTGCTACAGTAGCAGCCCAGTCGGACTATACTCTTCCTGCCAGTTTCGGTGGGATGATTGGGCCACTTACTTATGCTGCTGCCGATAACAGGTGGCATCCGATTGAGATTACGAATGAACATCGCATTCGCATCTTGAGGCAGCGCGACTTTAACACTCTTGCCAGTCATCCTATTGCATCGGCACTTCGTGCCAGGACATCAGATGGCAGCGATGGCCAGAGGTTTGAGCTTCTTTTGTGGCCTACACCGGACAAGGTCTATACATTGTCTTACCGTTACCATGCTTTGCAGTCGAAGCTAACGGTTTCCAATCCATGGCCTTTGGGCGGTGAGATTCACTCAGAAACCATCCTGGAGAGTTGTCTGGCCATTACAGAGCAGAGGCTGGAGAACAATGCAGGGGTCCACACTCAGAAGTTTGCAGAGCGTTTAGCGGCTTCTATCTCTCATGATCTTCAGTCTAATGCCCCTGAATATATGGGGTATAACGGAGACCGTTCCGATGGTCTTGGTCTTTCAGAGAATGAATATCGAAGATACTTCGGAAGCGATGTGGATTATGACGGGGTGATATTTTACGACACCAATCCAAGCTAGGTGATTCATGTATCAGACACCACAGAATGCCGTTACAGGCACTATTTCCCTAACTGACGCTATAGGGACGACTCCTGAGATTAACTACCGTGGTTATCGCAAGGGGTTTGTGTATGTACCGAATGGAAGCAGTCTTACCACCTTGACCTGGCATGCGTCGGATTCTGAGGGTGGTGATTACGAAGCCTGCCATGATGGAAGTAACCCCATCACTAGTACAGTAGCAGCAGACCGTGCTGTTCCTCTTCCAACGACCCTGGAGGGAGCAGCTTACCTAAAGGCCGTAGGGAATGCGGCTGGAGACGTTAAGTTTTCCTTTATCTCTTAGGAGAAATAACCCGTGACTTCACACAGAGTATTACAAGACATTGCAAACTC